GAGCCCGAAGCTCTAAACGATCAGGGTAAATCTGTCACAGATCGCAACGAAGCTGATCTCATCAGTTTCGATTACACTACAGATGGCAAAAACTACGGTACCGTGGTCTTGGTTTTTCCAGACGAGGGCACCTTGGATATTTACTACGGTGACAACTTGGGCAGAGCCATGGAACCGGAACATCGATCGGGCTGGTATGATTTCCTAGGATCGCTGAAAACCATCGCCAACCGCAACCTCCTGAATTTCCAGCTCAACAACATCAATCGACTCAAGTACACCATGCAGGGCATGAGTGCGGTAAAAGAAGGCTTGTTTGAATCTTTCAAGGGAAAAGGTCGTGTGAGTTTTTCAGAAAAAACCAACGGCACCCGCATACGCATAGATCATTCTCGGGACATGAAAGAAGATCGTCATCGCCATCGTGCTATCAATCGCATCTACCTCGAAACTGATGCCGGCGAAAGATTCTTGGTACCCAGCCGCAGTCTCATGCATGCCAAGATGCTGCAAAGACACGTAGCCGAAGGTGGCACACCTTACGACTCATTTGGGCAACACATAACCAACATGGTCAACGAACTGGCCACTCTGAGCCGTTTTGTGCGATCTGCCAACGAACAGCGTTATCCTGACGCAGCTGATCTCATCGAAGCCAGCCGCCACCATTATCGAGACATGCGAGCCAAAGCCAAGCGCATGATCAGCCAACGTGGTTATCGTATGGCACGCGAAAGTTACGATCCAGCACGTATATCTGCACATGAAGCTGATCTAGATCGTATACGAGAAATGTTTATCACCCAGTCTGTGGACGAACGCATAGAGCAGGCGCTTCCAGTACTGGCCACCATCAAGGAAATCACCATGCGCGAAGCCGACGAATTTGAATCTTGGGCCAATCAAGTCTGCGAAGGCACTTGGACACTGCCTGACACGCAGGAACAACAGCGACGTTTGCAAGAACTCATGGCAGAACCATTGCCAGTTGGTCCGGATGCTACCAATGCCACAGAGATTTTGTATGACTTGGTAGGCGACGACGAACTGTTTGACCGTTTGTCGGCTCTGGCCATGGATGATGCCAATGCTGATGCGCGTCCTTTGATACAACAACGTCTAGCTGAGTTAGGTATCGAAATACCCACAGAAAAAGACCAAGAACAGGATACTCAGGAAGACCTTGATGCAGATGGTGTGCTCATGACGCGTCCTTCTAACATGAGCAGCTGATATGCGACAGGCCGCAGTGGTGCTGACATATCCAGCACACTTTCTGCACTCAGCCCGGACTGTAGTTTCCATACGTCAGCATCACCCAGAAATCACGCAGTTTGTAATGGTTATTGATGACTGGAGCAACTTGGCATGGTCTGGTTATGCTGAAGATGCTCGTGACTTTTACAAAGATCTCGGTTGCGAAGTGATCCCAGCTAGCCAACTGGATTTCTTGGCCTACGTCACCAAACCTTGGGTTCGCCAGCAAACCATCAAATTATACTTAGACCAGATCTTGTCAGTACCTCAGTGGTTCTTCTCAGACGGTGATTGTGAGCTGCTGGAACCGTGGCCTTATCAGATCAGATCGGCGCATCCTGTACCCTGGGGTGACACCGGACAAGGATTCGTGAGCTATGTAAGATCCATGCTGGATCAGCCAGACTGGAGCGGGTTCCATGACGAGCAAGGCCGTTACCTGACTACATCTGCGCCACCGGTTCGAGACATGCGTGCCTATGATCTGCAGGCTCTACGCGAGCACATCGTGCGCCTTCACGGTGAAGAAATCTGGCAACTGCATTTCCAGAAACAAAACCAATCCGATTTTGTGCCCACTGAGTGGGAACTCATGGATCGTTTTGATACTTCAGTGCAAGGGCTTGACATCCAGTTCCAGAATCACAGGCACCGTGTTGCGATGAGTTGGGAATCCGATACCTATTACGAGAAACAACACTGGTCTGACTTTGACATCCCAGAATCAATCTGGGCCAAATTGCCTTTGGCAAGATATCTTTGAGAATTTCGTTGACATTGCTAAATATCTCACGCATACTGTACGGTGTGCGTTAGGCACAAACTTAGGCTAAAACAGGCAACGAAAGGAAAATACATCATGGCATCTTTAGCAGAAATACGAGCAAGACTACAAGCCGCAGAATCCAAAGGCGGCCAATCACAAGGTGGCGACAACGCCATTTATCCACACTGGAACATGGACGAAGGACAGGCAGCGGTACTGAGATTCCTGCCCGACAATGATCCCAAAAACACATTCTTCTGGGTAGAACGAGCCATGATCCGGCTGCCGTTCGCTGGTGTCAAAGGCGAAGCAGACTCAAAACAGGTCATGGTACAGGTTCCCTGTGTAGAGATGTGGGGTGACTCCTGCCCAATCCTCACAGAAGTTAGGACCTGGTTCAAAGACAAGAGTCTGGAAGACATGGGTCGCAAGTACTGGAAGAAGCGTTCATACATCATGCAGGGCTTTGTGCGTGAGAATCCCTTGAGCGAAGACAAGACACCAGAAAATCCCATCCGACGATTCATCATCGGTCCCCAGATCTTCACCATCATCAAGTCAGCCTTGATGGATCCAGAACTGGAAGAACTGCCCACAGACTACGAGCGTGGCCTAGACTTCCGGGTGGCCAAGACAGCCAAGGGCGGATACGCTGACTACAACACTTCAAAATGGGCACGCAAGGAATCGGCCTTGACCACAGAAGAACTCACTGCGATTGAGCAGCATGGTCTGTTCACGCTCAACGACTTTTTGCCCAAGCGCCCCACTGATGTGGAACTGCGAGTGATCAAGGAGATGTTCGAAGCATCAGTGGATGGACAAAGCTATGACATCGAGCGATGGGGACAGTATTTCCGTCCCGCTGGTGTAGCAGCACCTGCAGGATCCGCAGATGCAGAAGCACCTGCCGCGAAAAGCTTCGTGGATGGACACGGAGACGTGCAAGAAGCCAAGCCCGCTCCCAAAGCAGCTCCAGCACCGTTTGACGACGACGAACCAACGGCTGCTGCCGAACCTGTATCGGCTCCTGCTGCCGGCTCAAACAAAAATGCCCAGGACATCTTGGCCATGATTCGAGCCCGTCAGAACAAGCAGTAATACACAAGGGCACCGTAAGGTGCCCTTGATTTAACATGAACTTTAGTTTAGTTTTTGACAACTCCGGACACGAAATTCCATTTGAGGTCAAGTATAATCATGATCTGATAGATTGGTTTATTCAAAAGGCTGATCAAGAAAAACGCAACCAGTTCTTCAACCGTGATAGACTCGGTGATGAAATCGACCAGAGATTGAATGAATTGCATTGGGCTGTGTGTAAAACCAATGAAATATATGGCTTGCTGAATGGTATACCCTTCAAACAGCAACAAGACCTGCAACAATATCTAGATCAACGATTCCTTAATCAACAACACGCAGATTGGTGCCAGTCCCAGCTTGTCACAGTTTCCATTGACGAAATGAGATTTTCCGATGACAACAGGCTAGGTCGTATTGGCTGGCAATTGCATGAAATGCTGCCCGACGACATACGGCACCTGCCCATGGCCCAGGCCATGACCAAACTGGGGTATATCGTACCTTACGAAGAAGTCAATATGACAGTTCACAGATTAGAACAAGCCTTTGCAAAGGATCGAGAATGGTCTGCCGCAGACCAGTGGGCAGGCCAGGGACTAGACAATCCTTTTTTGGACACTATGGTCAGTAACATGGATCGGGTAAATTTTTCATTTGGGTATACCTTTGTAGGAAGACAAACCTTTGACAAATGGCGTCATTGGGACTCAGAGCTCGAGTTTGATGATCATTACAATTACGAGAAATTAGAATGGTCTTTCCAGCTCAATCTCGACAGACCACAAACACTGGCATGGAGCCCGGAATTCTTAACATGGACTCAACAACAGGCAGTGAAATCAGTGGCCACACAAATACCCATAGCTAATGTAATCGATTTGGGCCAAAATCTCACACATTATCGACAAGTACTGTATAATAATGCTAAACAAAACAATGCAGCTCGGCTGCATCTTACCTAAAGGAACTTCAATGGCAAAACCCTTTGACGTATCAAAATTCCGTAAAGAAATAACAAAAAGTATCGATGGACTCTCTATCGGGTTCAATGATCCCACTGACTGGATCAGTACCGGCAACTATGCCTTGAACTATCTCATATCAGGCGACTTCAACAAAGGCGTGCCTCTTGGCAAGGTCACTGTGTTCGCTGGCGAAAGTGGTGCTGGCAAAAGTTATATTTGCTCGGGCAACATCGTGCGCCATGCACAAGAGCAAGGCATCTTTGTGGTGCTGATCGACACAGAGAATGCGCTCGACGAGGCCTGGCTGCATGCTCTGGGTGTGAGCACAGATGAATCAAAACTGCTGAAGCTCAGCATGGCCATGGTAGACGATGTGGCCAAGACCATTTCCACATTCATGTCAGAATACAAGGCCTTGCCCGACGGCGAGCGTCCTAAAGTGCTGTTTGTAATCGATTCAGTTGGCATGTTGCTAACACCCACAGATGTCAATCAATTCGAAGCCGGTGACATGAAAGGCGATCTCGGTCGCAAGGCCAAGAGCCTGACAGCATTGGTTAGAAACTGTGTGAACATGTTCGGTGCTTACGGTGTGGGCATGGTGTGTACCAATCACACCTATGCCAGCCAAGACATGTTTGACCCCGATGACAAGATATCAGGCGGTCAAGGTTTCATCTATGCTAGTAGTATCGTGGTGGCCATGAAAAAGCTCAAACTCAAGGAAGACGAAGACGGTAACAAGATATCCGATGTCATGGGCATTCGGTCAGCCTGCAAAGTCATGAAAACACGCTATGCCAAACCGTTCGAAGGTGTACAGGTCAAGATACCGTACAGCACAGGTATGAGTCCTTATTCAGGCATGGTGGACCTGGCCGAGAAAAAAGGCCTGCTCAAGAAAGATGGCAATCGCTTGGCATTCACTACAGCTGATGGTGAGATCATCAAGCAGTTCCGTAAGGCCTGGGAACAGAATGAAAATGGCTGCCTAGATTTGGTCATAGAAAATTTTTCAAAGATTGTCGAAACAACCGAATCAGTCGTTGATGCATCACCTGAAGATTAAAACACTTATTGAATATCAATCAATAAGTGTTTAAATATCAGTTGAAAATTTTGGAGAACGACAATGCCGGTATTGATAGTCAAAGAATTATGGAATGAGTTTAAACCAATGATGTTGCCGTCTGACCGATCAGATGCAGCTGAAATATTGGTCAGCACACTGTTAGATCATGACATTGATCCAAAGGATATCTATCGAGAATTCAAGACCGATTCTGATATAAAGCCTATTTTAGATGAATATTTGTCGGACCCCCAGGATGACGGATATCAAGAAAATTTCGAGGATGAAGACACAGACGAGGATGACGACTACGATTCCTATTAAGGCAACACCAGAATACTATTGCAACGAAAAATTCCGATATCTTTCAATTGATATTTCTAGGCTTACACAATCTAGCTGTTGTGCAGCAAAAGATTCAAAAATTGACATTGAATGGGTAAAGCATAATCCGGGAAATCTTTTCAATTCTCCAGTGTTTCGTCAAGATCGTATGATGATGCTGTCGGGTCAAGCACCCGACAGTTGTCAAACAGTGTGTTGGGTAGCAGAAAAGCAAGGACAAATCAGTAGACGTCTGGCAAGAAAATCCAATGAATTCACACATGAACAACCAGATGTTGAGGTAGAAAACATCAATCTGCTCTTATCGGACGAATGCAATCTTACCTGTGTATATTGTTGTAAAACATTCAGTACTGCCTGGCAGAGCGATCTGCAAAAAAACGGTGGGTATCTCAGTGATTGGCAGGACGATCGATTTAAAATAACTACCAGAGATTTGTTGCTGTCCAAAGTAAGTCAACAAGATACGATGCAGTCTGGTCCGGCGCAGGCAATATTGACAGAGGTAGTAACGATGTCATACAATCCTAACTTCAAATCTATCACGATGTTAGGTGGAGAACCTTTTCTTAATAATGCATTGTTGTCTGTGATCGATAAGATCAATCCCGATAGTGAAAAATTGATATATACCGGACTAGGAGTAGATACCAAGCGTTTTACTAAAATGGTACAACAACTAGCAGGAGTAAAAAAACTAAAAATCGTGATCAGCGCCGAATCAGTGGGAGACTTATATGAGTTTGTGAGACACGGAAACTCATGGCAACGATTCCAGGACAATCTAGCATGCTTAAAACAGCATAATATCGATCACGAATTCTCTATGACTATAACCAATCTGACTTTTTTTGGTATTAAACATTTTGTTAATTATGTGCGTTCGGATAGGATAAACTTCACTTTGTGTACAGATCCAGATTTCTTATCCTTGAATGTGCTCGATGATAGAACTAAAAGTCAGACGCACATTTGGGTTGATTCGCTGCCGGCATCCATACGAAATGTGATTGAACATAATATACAGATTACACCTAGCGAGCAGAATCGCCGAAATCTCAGTGACTATCTGTCAGAATTTTCCCGGCGTCGCGGCCTTTCATTAGAAGTATTTCCAAATTCTTTCCGAGAATGGATTATGTCATGACATGGTATACCAAAGTCACAGTTGATTTGAGCGCTATACCAGATTTTATCGCTCATTATGAAAAAGAGCTAACAGAAGCCAAAGCAGAGTGTCGTATCTCAGGTCTAATCGAGCGCAATCTTAAAGATCTGCCTGGTGTGACTGAACACCGGTTCAATCAGCTGCAAGAGATCGAAGCGGTGCTGAACTATCTCAACATACG